ACATCTAGTAAAACCAGGCCACTTTTAATTTCGAAACTTGATATTTATTTTAGAGAAAGATCGCTAATCGTTAGGTCAACAAGACTATTAGACGAACTAGCTGTCTTTATTTGGAAAGGACACAGAGCAGAAGCCCAAAAAGGATATAATGACGACTTAGTTATGGCGTTAGGTATAGGACTTTGGGTTAGAGACACTGCTCTCAAGCTTAGAAATGATGGCATAAATTTGAGTAAGAATGCTATAGATAATATTCATAGAAATGATGGAATGTATACTCAGACAGAACATAAAGATTGGAAATGGGATGCTCCTGGTGGTGGAGAAGATTTGACGTGGTTAATTAAATAGGGAAAATAAAATGGCAGACAAAACATTATTTGGAAGATTAAAAAAGATATTAGGGCAATCCGCTGTAGTTAGAAGGGTTGGTGATAATAAATTAAAGGTAATAGATCCGGCAAGAGCACAATCAGCAGGTAACTTGGAAACAAACATGCTGATTGATAGATATAATAGACTTCATTCTACACCAGGTGGTAGTAGTGTTTATGACCCTAGCCAAGGATTCAATCAACTTAGAAATGAGTTATTTAAGGATTATGAAGCTATGGATAATGATTCTATTATTTCAGCCGCTCTAGATATTTACGCAGACGAATCAACTTTGAAAAATGAATTTGGAGATATACTAGAAATTAAAAGTGGTAAGAAAGAGATACAACAAATACTACATAATCTTTTTTACGATGTGTTAAATGTTGAGTTTAATTTATATCCTTGGATTAGAATGATGTGTAAGTATGGAGACTTCTACCTTCAATTACATATTGTTGAAAAATTAGGTGTAGTTGGATGTAATCCTTTATCTCCATATGCAGTAACTAGACAAGAAGGAATAGATCCACAGAGACCAGAAGCTGTTGAGTTTGTATATGATGAAACTTATGGTGGAGTTGTTGGAGCCTATGGTAAAAGTAAAAAGGGAAATAAAATATTTGAAAACTATGAGGTTGCACACTTTAGACTTTTACAAGATACAAACTTTTTACCTTATGGAAAGTCAATGATAGAACAACCAAGAAAAACTTGGAAACAACTAACTCTTATGGAAGATGCAATGATGATTCATAGGATTATGCGTGCACCACAAAAGAGAGCATTCAAAATAGATATAGGAAATATTCCACCAGCAGAGGTAGATGCTTACATGCAAAAGGTAATAAATAAAATGAAAAAAGTACCTTACATGGATAAAAATACTGGTGAATATAATATGAAATTCAACATACAAAATATGATTGAAGACTTTTATTTGCCTGTAAGAGGAGGAAACTCTAATACTTCCATTGAAGATATAGGTGGATTAGAATGGACAGGAGTAGATGATGTTGAATACTTAAGAAATAGAATGATGGCAGGTCTTAGAGTACCAAAGGCATTCTTAGGCTATGATGAAAATGTAGAAGGTAAAGCTACCTTGGCAGCAGAAGATGTAAGATTTGCAAGAACAATAGAGAGAATCCAAAGAATATTTGTTTCAGAATTAACAAAAATAGGTATTATACACTTATATTCACAAGGATATACAGACGCAGACCTAGTAGACTTTTCATTAAACCTTACAAATCCATCAACAATAGCAGAACAAGAAAAATTAGATGTATTTGACAAAAAAGTTTCTCTTGCAGATTCTATAAAGAATAATAAAATGTTATCTGAAGATTGGGTATATGAAAATATATGGAAGATGACTAAAGAAGAAGTAGAGCTTGAAAGAGAAAAAGTTATCGAAGATATTATACAAATCTATAGACAAGATATGATTCAGCAAGAAGGTAAAGACCCTGCAAAGGGAGAAGATGAAATAGCTGAAAAAATAAAAAAGAAAAACAAAGCAACACTATCTGCTTCAGGAGACACTAGAAAAACTAGAGGCGGTAAAGATGATAGTGATGTTGGAAGACCGGAAGAAGATGTAGACTATGGTACTCAAAGAGCACCAAGAGGTAGAGATCCTTTAGGAAGTGAAACACGAAGCAGAGATGTAAAGAATAGGGATAGAAGCATTAAGGTAGCTGCCAAAGAAGTTGTAAAAATGTTGAAAACTGACAAAAAAGTTGCACTGAATGAAAAATCTATGCTAGACGAGAACAATCTATTGTCAGAAGAAGATACAAAGGAGTAATTAGATATATTTATATAAGAGATAAAGTATAAGTAGAAGGGTGCACACATGGCTAAACATTCGAAAGTAAAAAATACAGGTATTTTGTTTGAACTTCTAGTTCGACAAATAACAACCGACACATTAAATGGTGTTGAAAAGTCTCCTGCTATCGCTATAGTAAAGGAGTTTTTTGGTAAAAGTACTACCATAAAGAAAGAGCTTCATTTATTTAGAGTATTATTAGATGAATCTTCAAAAAGTACACAAAAAGCAGAGATAGCAATAGATGCTGTTCTTAAGGAAAGAGCTAAATTAAATAATGCTAACTTAAGAAGAGAAAAATATAACCTAATTAGAGAAATAAAAAACAACTATAATATAGAAGAATTTTTCAAAGCAAAATTAGGAAAATACAAAGTCAATGCTGCAATATCTACATTATTTGAAACTTGCTCAAAAGAGTTTATCAGCCCTAAAATTACTTTAACTTCTAGAGCTAATATAGTTGAGCACATGTGTGGAAAGTCTAATTCAACCTCTAATGTAGATAGAATGGTTGAGGCATTTAGACAAGAAGATAAAGACTTAAGACTTTTAGCATATAAAGTTTTAG